CTTCTAAGTTCAGGTACTTTAGAAAGTCTTAGGTTTCTTTCCATTTCTAATTGTTCAAGCATCTGTTTCTTAAGCTGAGGACTAATAGTTTCGTTTCTGTAGACTCTATCTCTTCTGTCTCTCCACTTAGTCATGTATCTATTCAATGCCAATACTTGTGACCTCGTTCTAATCAGACCTTCGTTGTTCTTTCTGTAAGCTTCATACTCGTCATATAAGCCTCGTTCTTTAAGTCTGTTAAGGGTTGCTACTACCTTGGCACTTTCTTGTCTCAGTTCGTAGAAATCTTGCTGTAATCCTCCTCCTATCTCAGAACCTAATATACGCTTCAGGAGAGGTAATTGGTCAATCCTAGGGGGTATGATGTCTTTGCCAGTAGCAAGCCTTAGAGTGCCATCTATTAAGCTTAGAAGGTATCCTCCTAATGTACCGCCATATCCATTTAAAACATACTCTAGTTTTATAGGAGACATATTGAACGCTCTACCTATTGCTACAGCTAATTGATTTGTGTTCTCTCGGTACTGCTGGAAATCTTCTAGACCTTCCTCCATATACTGTGGAACGATAGGACTTCTAGTAAAGCCACTTTGATTATCTACATAAGCTTCATACAAAGGTTTGATAGCTTGAAATCCTAAAGGGTCTACACCAAAAGTATTTGTTAATGCCCTCAGAGAAGAGTCTCCTAAATCTTCCAGACTCCCTCTACCAGCTATAGTATCCATCAATCTCTCAGGTAATGTCTTGAACAAAACTCCTACTTCAAAAGGTACTGGTATCTTTAAAGGTGGTAGGTCATTACCTGTAAATATCATCCAGTTATCATCTCGTTCTTCTCTTCGTCTAGCACGATACTCAGGTTCATCTGATACAAGAGCATAGTACATAGCTGTTATCAACATTAACATTCCACCTCTAGTTATAAATCCAGCTATGACATCTCTTTGTAATTGTGCATCAGGCGTGTTGTCAGAGAGTTTTGTCATAGGTGAGGTGAAAGTCGCACCCGGCTGCGATGCAGAATATTTACCAGTCATACTTCTGTACAGTACATCTAGTCCTTGAATTCTTGCATTTAAGAATGGAATAGCTGTTGTAATGATAGACATGATTGGATGCCCACCTCTTCTTGAGAAGTTAATAATTTCTGATGCTTGGAAAGCCGCTTCGGTGTGACTGCCAGTAGCTTCTAAAACTTTTTTATAAACACCTAATCTAGTTGCACCATCTGACTCGTAAGTTTTTCTGCCTAAATAATCCCATACTTTTATCATGGCATCTTTAGGATTGAGACTACCATTCTCTCCATAGCCAGCTTCTTTTACTTTCTTGTCAAAAAATCTAACTGCATCTACAGAGTCTGCTGAATAATCGTATCCTCCAAGAACACCAAATCTTTCTAGCTCTCTTAAATCGGTAGAGCCAAATAGCTGAAAGTTTCTAAAGGTATCTATAACAGGTGTTATACGAGAACCACTTGTCACAGAAGCTGACATCGTATCTCTCAACATATTTATTAATATAAATCCGGGGTCTCTTGTGACTGTTTCTCTAAGTAAGGTTGCAGGCATACCTAAGAAAGTAGATATAACTCCTAAGTCATCTTGTATGCCAAGTGTTCTTAAACCTTCAAAGTAGTATGGGTCAGCTACTTGAAAGAATTTTTTTCTACCATCTACAAATACTGGAATAATATCTATGCCTTGTGCTTTATCAGATGGCACTTCTCTTGCGCCTAATTCTAAATCTCCATCAGCATTATCTACTCTTGATAGGAGATGGTTTCTCATAAGCTTTTGTGCAGCATCGTTTCTCATTCCAGCAGTAAGAATTGCAAGTTGATTTCTTAAGATAGCTTCAATAGGTCTGACATTAACAGCTTCTTGCTTACCTCTCATAGGTATGGCTAAAGGATTACCACCAAGTATTCCGCCACCTATATTAGGTGCATTAACTTTGCTTTCAGCTTCATTGACCATGGCTCTATAAAAAGGATAGTAAGAAGCATCATCCTTCCATATCTGTGCAGTAGACCTAGTCTCAATAATATTTTCAGGTTGTAGTCCTTTAACACTATTAAACTGCTCAGCAAGTAATAATAACTTAGCATCCGAAGCATCTTTTGCTGACTCAATGCCATTGTCTAATAAAGCTTTTCTTATTTCAGGTATCGGTGCTAAGTCAGAAATCATTCCAGTATCTATACCAAACTGTATAGTCTTTGCATTTATCTCTGTAAAAATATCCCAAGCTTCTTTAACTTCTTTGTATTCATTTCCTATAGCTAAAGCTTGTTCAATCTTAGCTACAGTTGCATCTAAGTCTATCTCTCCATCTTCTTTATTAACTTGTAAAGGTATTGGTTGTCCTTTAACTAACTTGCCATTTTCATCGTACTGATTTTTATCTAAGATAGTTTTACTTCTAATACCTACTCCATAAGTACCAAAAAGTTTTTCAGCATCTATGCTTTCTTTTTGTGCTAGGTCATATAATCTTCCAAAAGCATTTATAAAATTTAATCTTCCATCTATTTCAACAGAAGCTAATCCATTCTTCATGGTCATGAAACCATCTTTAATTACAGATGCAAAAATACCTTTAGCCTTATCTGTCCATAACATAGCTTGATATGCACCAGTTTCTGCAAACCTTTCTATGTTTTCTAAATCAGGATTAGCTGCAACATTTTTTTTAATACCTTGTAGTTCTTTGTTGTACTTATCAATGATTGCTGCTCTCAAAGATGTAAGCCATCTACTTGGATTTCCAAAAACAGTTCCTTCAGATACTCTTTCCCAAAAAGATAAAGGTGCATCTTCTATTTGTCCTAAAGCATCATCAACTATTTTTTCATGTACTTTAGGTACAGGTTGTTTATCTATTCTAAAAGTAGGTAAATCTTTATAGCTTTCATCATTTTCTTGTTCTATTTCATATGCAACTTTTTGTGCTAAGTCACTTGCCTTATTGTTAAATCTAGGCACAGCTTCTGAATAAGTTTGTTCATTTTCTTTTTCTATAAAATCTTTAGCTTCTTGTATTTTTGCCTGCTCTTGCGCCAATGTTTCTTCTTTAGCTGAGTCTAACTCTGCAGTTGGTTTAGAATAAACAACATCTGAAAAACCTAATCTACCGCTAGTAAGTTCTATATCTCCATATTTATCTGCAATAAAACCAGTTCCTAAGTTTTGCCAAAAGTCTAATGCAGAAGGTGTTATGTTTATTATGTTAAGTTTTTCTTTGCCATCTACTATATTAGGATTAGTAGACATAATAGTTTCAAGAATAGCTTTTGCTATCCCATTGCCTTGTTGATTTTGGTCTATAAAAATATTTTCTAAATGAGTTATGTTTCCATCTTCATCTCTACCTATTGAAACTCCACCAACTAAATCGGCTGGTGGTGAAGGTCTAAGATAAGCAGGGTCATCAGGAGATATATTGAGAGAGTCGTTTATTTCTTTTGCTACTAATACTAATGGAGTGTTGTAATTAAATGTAAGTCTTTCTCCTAACTTTTCATTAAAGAAACCAAATTGTTTAAAACCAAGTAGTGCGTTATGCACAGGATTAGAAAAAAGAATATCTCTTATTTCATTACTAGGTTTGGCATAAACTTCATATAGTTCATATGTTCTATCAAAGATAAGGTCTGCTGCAAAAGAAGGATTAGTTTCAGTTGATTGACCAGTCTTACTTAAAACAATATCTGTACTAACTCCATTTAAATCAACAGTAGCTTCTATCTTTTCATTAAGTCCACCCTTATCTTTAAAGTCTACAGATTTTTGTGGACTAACTTTTCTGTTAAATGTCGGAAGGTCTACTATTTTTTCAGGAAAAAATCCCCATCTACCCCAGCCTCCATTACCATCCCAACGAAGTTCTCTTGCTCTTATAGTATATTCATGAAGTTTTGATGGAGTCTTGCTACGCATTATTGTGCCTATCAAGTCGCTTTCAATAAATTCATCTGCTTGGTTTCTAAGTCTTTCAGCAGTTAAATCAATAGCACCTGTTCTTTCAATATCTTGTTGTCTTAATCTTTCTCTTTCTATTTCTCTAATTTCTTTTCGTGTTATTTGTGATGCTTCTACAAGTTGTACAGCTTCTGTTCTAAAAGGAGTCACTAAGTCTCCTTCTCGCAAATCTCTTTGTGGTGCAGCTTGATACACAGTTATACGAGCATTAGGATTACCTTGTGCCTCTTGCAATGCTTGAAAAAATTGTTGCTCTTCTACTAAAAGTTGTAAGCTTTCTTTAATGTATATAGCTTCTTCAGTTTGTGGATTTTGCAAAGACTCCATCCCATTTTCTTCTACAAATTTATTTACATCACTAAATCTATTTCTATAAGTAGAATAAATTTGAAACTCATTTGGGTCATAAAGATTTCCGCTTACACTAAATGTTCCATACTTACCAAGTAATCCTTGGTAAATTTCTTTATCAGAAGTATTTTCGTTTAAATTATCTGCAGGCGGACCATAGTTAGCAGGCACAAAATCTGCTACATGACCTGAAGAATTATCTCTATCTAATTTAAAAGCTTTAGGTTCATCAATGACATCTTTCAATGCTACTTTAATAGGCTGTTCTCTTTGACCATCTGTATCTCCAGTAGCTTGAGGAGTATTCAAACTAGCACCAGCACCTACTAGTTGGTTAGTTAGTATCATAGAGTCATTAGCTGACCTAATTTTATTTCTATCTCTTCTACCTATAACACCAGCTTCTATATCTTCTAGAATTTTGTAAGGATTTCTAAAGTCAGAAATATAGATGCCATTAAACATCTCTCTTATAAAATCAAAAAATCTTTGTACTCTAGTTCTTTGTGTGCGATTTAAACTGCTTGGGTCTTTTGTATAAACTCTAAAAAACTCTGCAACATATTCCTCATCAACTGCATAAGGTGGTAGCTTAAGTTCTTCAACATAGTTTTTCTTTATTGAATCTTTAACATTTTGAGGTAAAGCTACTTTAGCTTCTTTAACTAATTGTTGATACTCTCCTTCTGTAAATAAACCTAAATTCCTCATAGCATGAATGACTTCATGGTTTAAATCTTGTACCATCTTTTCTTCTAAAGCAGGCATCCCACCAAAAGGCATCCCACCGGGATTAATACCAGCCATGTAAAAGAGCATTGTCTTATGTGCTTTATTGTATTCAGCATCTGGTTTTTCAGTACCTTCTTTAAAACCAATAACATTACCATTATCATCTCTAACAGCATTTTGCATACCTTTGTAGTAATCGGTAATCTTTATCCTGACATCTTTACTTAAACCTAGCTTCCTTAATCTTCGGTCTAAAGCTTTTGCTAAAGTATCATAGCTTTCTAAAGTAATTGGTGGTGGTAAAGTTAATACAGGTTTTGGTGGACCAAACACTAACTTATCAACTTCTTCAGGAGTAAGTTGTGTTTGCTCTAATCTTTCTATGTATTCACCTTGAGTTTCATTATCAGGCGTAGCATTTTTAGCTTGCTCTAGTTTATAGTTTGGATTGCCAAGAACTCGATTGCCTTTTTTTATAGCACGCTGACTAAATAATAAATCTTTTTTAAACTTATCTCTTTGTGTTTTAGTATTAACTAAATTTTGAGAATCAAAGTAAGTCTGTATTTCTCTATCAGTAATAGCACTATTTTGATATTGATTAGCAAAAGCATTTAATTGTTGCTCTGTATATTGTCGAGGCGTTAAATCAGGTATAGAAGTTGGAGAGTCAAACCTAGGTAAAGCACCTAGTCTAGTCATCAACATTTCTTTTTGACCTAAGTTCATCTTAGAAAACTTAGCTTCGCCTGTAATAGTTTTTCTAATAAACTCAAACTCTGGACCAGTAATATTTCCTTTAATATTCTTAGCAGCTAATATTTGTTTGAACGCTGCTGGCGATACATCAATAGTATTATCTTCTCTTCTACCTACTTCATTCAACAAACCATACTGTGCATCTAATTCAAAAAGAATATTTGCTCTATCTCTCATTAATTGATTGAAGTCAGCAGGTTTTAAAATTCTTTTTACTTCATCTATTGTGTAATAACTTTTTTTGCCAAAACCTTTTTTATCTGCTCTATTTTGGAAATCATTTAACAAACTAGAATTTTCTTCAGACAATAATGCTTCTTGCAAAGGAGATACTATCTCTCCATTTTCATATCTTTTTATAAGTTCATTTGCTTTTTCTGCACCAAACTCTCTTGTAAGTTCTTTCTTAAGTTGTGTTTTAGATTTCTTTTTATCTTGATATTCTGCAGGTATCTCATCTAATTTATAAACAGGTTTTAATAAATTAATTTCTGATTCTAATCTTTCCCTAGCTTCTAAGTTTCCATCGCCTCTAGTTAAAGCATCTATTAACTCTAAAGTATTAACAGATTTTTCTAACTCTTGTATTCTTTCAAAGTCTTTTATCTGCCTTCTTCTTTCACCACTTACTACAGAATCAAGAAGCGCAACCCTCCTTGCATCTAATATATTTCTTTTAGGGTCATATAAAATTTGTAGCAATCTTTTCATAGTGCCACTTTCTGAAAATCCATTTATGCCAGCTATTTGAACTGCAATATTATTTATGTAATTAGTTCTTAAAGTTTCCTGTACTTCTAAAGCTTTATTAGAAGCTTCTTCTAAAGAACCAAGCACATCAACTTCTTCAGGTGGCGGTGGTCTATTTTCTATCTGAACCTTTGGTATTAAAACTCTTGAAGTTTCATAAACAATTCCACTATCAACACCTACAACTGAAGAAGAACCATCTTCATTTTGTACAACTTGTACTTCTTCTAATACAGGTAATTCTTGTCTAGGCTCTGGAGTTGTGTCATCTAATATTTCTTCGGAAACAGGTGGCGTATCTTGTATTATAGGCGTAGCTTCAAAATCAATATCTTTAGCTTTTTGTCTTTCTTGTTCTCTAGCATCGCCCATTATTTTTCTAGAGTCTAATTCTTGTTCAACATCTATAGACTGACCTATTTTATTTTTACCCATAAAACCACGAAGAACTAAATCAGCAGTAGCACCTACAGCACCACCAGTCATTGCACTATCTAAAAATGATTCTCCTATTTTTAAATTTTCGTTGTACATATTTGCAGCTATTGCATCTTGCATAATCTCAGCTACACCTTCTTGCAATCCTTCTACTCCACCAGTTGCAGCAGCAGACTTTAATCTATCAATGACATTTAATTTTTGTCCATCAGATTTAGTTAAGCTTTTTAATAATCTAGTAGGTGCAAATATTTCAGTAGCACCTACTGCACCACCAAATATTTCTGAAAATATTTCTTGTGTTGGATTTACACTTTCACCTTCTAGTTCTGCTCTTTCAATTCTACTACCTTGCTCAGATATACCAGTTGGTATTGCAAATCCTAATGTTGCATTTCTTCTTGCTCTATTTAATCTAGTAGAAACTTCTTCTAATTCTTTAAGAGTTTTTGTTAGCTGTGTACCACCTTGGGTTTTTGCGAGCCTTTGTAATTGTGAAGCTTTGCCTGCAAGACCTGTAAGTTTTCCAACAGCAGTACCCGGAATTAGAAAGGAAGCAAAAGAACCTAAACCTTGTCCAAACTGTGTACTAAACTTATCTTCATATCCTTTTGCTGGTTTTAATACTTCAAGTTCTCCAATAAAGTCTTGAGCATTTCTCAATGAATCACCTATTGCAGAGTCATTGCCAACATCAAATATATTTACTACACCTTCTAGACCTGATAAAAGACCTTGTCCTAATCCTCTAGGTATACCTTTAGCTACCTCTAAGACATTTCCGCCTAGAGTAGTTTCGGTAGGTTCTTGGTATTGGGTAAAATTATCGGGGTACTCTTGAGCAAGAGTATTTTGAAGCCTTATATAATAATCTCTATCTGCATCTGCTGGAACATCTACATATCTTCCATCAGGTAAATTATATCTTGGCATATTATGATTTAGTTCCTGCTGTTATAGCAGCGTTCAAAGCATCAGTATCATTTGAACTTGGACTTTTGCCTACTAAAGCTGAAAAAATTGAACTGCTAACAGCATTTATTTCTTCCATCAATTTAGTTCTTTCAGACTCAGAGGATGCTTCGGTAAATAAATCTTTAAGCTCTCCTAAGTATTTAACTAAATCTGAGTTCTTAGAGTTTCTAGCTGCTGTAATAGATACATCTAATTTTTTCAAAGCTATATCATAATTAGCTTGGTCTTTAATATTAGCTCTCAAGTCTGCTTTATAATCTTTATCTTCTTGTCTTTGTCTGCTTTTAATAGCCATTAATTGTGCAGGCAATCCTGATAAATTCTTAAATATTTCTTGAGGTGTTGTAGAACTTCCTATAGCAGAACCTAAAGTCATAAGAACATTTGCATTAAGTTCTTGTTGTCTTTGTGCTGCAGTTGGAGGTTTAGGTGGTTCAGGCAACTCTAATTGAGGATTAGCTGATGCAAGTCCAGTTGGTTTTCCATCACCAGTATCTTTATTCGGATTATCATCATCTTGAATATCAATGTCTTTATCTTTATCACCATCACCAGATGTATCAACTGGTGGTACATATCCTTTAGGCATTTGTGGTCCGGGTGATACTCCTTCTAATATTTCATCTGCAAAACTTCTTCTGTCGTACATTCTTCCAAAAGGAGAATCGATACCTTTATATGGTTGAGCTATAAAATCATCTGACCTTTTGAAAGCACCAGCTAGTTGTACTTGTCTAGGTAGAGAAAATCTAGCTAAACCGCTATTCAAAATATCTGATATTTCTTGTCGCTCTTCTTCGCTAGTTATGCCACGCTCTTCTAAAAGTCTGTATAGACCTTGTTCAGAAATAGGAACATTACCTTCTATTGTAGGCGTATACATAAAAGTATTACTAAGCGCAGTTTGATTGCCAGTTTGATAGCTAGTTAATCCACCTTCTTGGTTTTTTTGCATTTTTTCTTTATCAAAATTTCCTAAGTAATCTTCAAAATGTTTTCTTAGTTTATTTATGTTTTTAAATAATTCGCTAGATACTTTTGGTTTTAAGTCTTTTCTTATATTAAATCTACTAACTCTAAACTCAATATCTTTTTTTAAATCTTCATCATTTAAATTATCATATTCGTATGAATGAGCTAATGCTTCATTAACTGCAGGAGCAAGAATACGACCATACTCTCCTGCAAAGAAAGGAACTTCTTTTTTTATGTAATCACTATTATAGTAATTATCAAAATAGTTTGTTTTTTCTGCAGCCCTATGCATAAACTCATGTATCTGAGTTAATCTTGCATCTTTTATACCTTCATAATCTTTAAAGTTTACTGTATCTTTATTTGTATCATAAGAACCTCGTGATTGTGGACGAAAAACTATTTCAGGTCCTTCAATACCAAGCTGTTTACTTGTAGGTATAAATCCACTCCCTTCTGCTGGAAAAGGTTGCATACCATATTTGTCAATTAAAGGATTACCTGTGCTTTTAATAAATCTAGGGTCAGTATAACCTTCTCCCATTAGCTGATTCATAAAAGCTTCTTTATTAACTGCTTTCATGTTAGCTAATTTTTCTACTTCTTCTAATCTCTTATCGTATTCTTCTTTGTTAGGTAAACCACCTGCAATTACAGTTTGTCCTTTATCAGCATAACCAACTAGACCACCATCAGCCATCATGGAGGAAGGCATATCTCTATTATATACAGTTGGGGGGAGGATACCTGTAGCATCCTGAGACATACCTTCCAAGCCTTGCCTACTAGGCATAGCAAATTCTTGAACCATTTCTTGTGCAACTGTAGTTTTAGGCATTGGCTGAAGTGACCTACTTCTCATATCAGTTCTTCTTTTTATTTCTGATATAACTACAAAAGGTGGAAAGCGAGGGTCACTTCCATTAGCTAGTTGTATTAGTTGTTCATCAGGAACATACTCTAAGTCTTTTGCTATTTCTACTAAATTGCTCATGTAGCTTGTCCTCCAGTACCCGGTTGTAAAGCTCTATAAATGCCAAGTCCTGTTAAGCCAGCACCTGTAGCTTGACTTAACAATCCGGGTTGTCTTTGAAATGTTGATACTGTTTGGTCAGGTTTAATTGGAATACCTTGCAATACATTACTAAAAAATCCTATTTGGTCTCTATCAAAATCTCTTTGTCTAACAAAGTCATCATAGCCTATATCAAGACCAGCTTGTCTCATTGCTCTTTCTTGTTCACCTATTCTGCCTAAAGCACCAATTCTATTTAAAGCATCTTGTTGTATCAAAGAACCAATATCTGCAAGTGAACGACTACCAGCTATTCCAACTCTTTCTCCAGCTTGTCTTAACTGTTCTTCTTGCAAACCTACCTGTCTTTCTCTAGCTAATTGTTGCATAGCCATATTAAAAGCTCTGTCTTGCCCTTTAGCTTGTATATCATCTAATCTTTGTCCTAGGTTTCTTTCTCTTTCAGATTGCAGAATAGCTTCACGATAGCCACCTAAACCTCCAGACTGTGCAGCTTTAGAAGCTATTTGGTCTGCTTGTATTTCAGAACCTCTCATTGCTTCTCTTTTAGCTATATCAATTACATTCTGTTGATATGGATTCATAAACTGATTTATGCCATCTTCAAAAGATAATCTTTCATATGGATTTATATTTGGTCTGCTTGCTGCTATTTGTCCGAGGCTATCAGCAGCTTGAGTAAATTCATCAGGTGTACCTGCAGTAGCAAAGCCTCTTGTCATAGCTTGTGAAATAGCTTCATCAGGTCCAAAGTCTGCAAGTCTTATTCCACCATATGGGGTGTATTGCTGTAAGCTTGATGACTCTGACCTTTGCAAAAGCCTATCAAAATAAGGCTGTGCAAACGCTGGAAGTTTTGTAGAAAAAACTTCTTGTTTCTGCGGAGTACCTCCTCCACCTTTATATCTTCTCATCTTTTACCTCAAAGTTGTATTCGAAAAAAACTGCTAGCTTTTTCCAATCTTTATCTTTAATCCAGTTCCAAAATCCTGCACGACCTATTCCTTCTATACCATCACATCCATCCCTTTTGCCAACCACTTCTAACTCCTCTATAAGAGTTTCAACCCAGTCCTCCATGTTATTTCCAGTAATATGTTCTAGACTTAACATAGCTTTGCCTGTTGGATAGATTACTTTTTGTGTGACTACTATTCCTTTTATATCAAATGAACCAGTATCAAATACTATCCAAAGTCTATGACTGCCATTTAAACAATCATAAAAAATATCTTCAGGTCTAATGCGACCATTAGAACGCTTGCAAGATTTTTCTAAATATTTTTTAGCGCCTTCCCATACTAAAACTAACTCATCATTATTAACTATAGAAAAGTTATATTCTCCAGAAGCTTCGTTTTTTAATGCAACATCATTCATGCTGGCAACACCTTACTACTGTCTATAGGTTTAGCTTGTTCTTTAGTACCATACTTTTCTGTGCGGACTCTATCCATCATATTGTAAAGTTCTTTTGCACCAGCATCAGAACTTCCATCCCCTAACATTGATACTACATCTGCAGGCACTATAAATTCATCTTGTGATACAGCTATAGTTTCTTTGCCTCCAATATTTCCTCGAAGGTCATCATCCATACCACCATTGCCTCTGCCTGCAATCAATCCCTCTGTTTGTGCATCAGGAATTAAAGACTGTAATACTTCTTCTCTAAGTGCTAGAAATGCGTCTGTTCCATACTTTTCTATAAATCTTTTAACAACTGTATCGTCAGATGTTTCTCCCATAATAAAAGATTTTGCTTCTGTTATTAGTGGGTCGATAGAAGTATCTCCTCCTTGATTAAAAAAGAAACTACCTTGCAAAGCTGTCGCTGCTTCTACCGGAGATATATCTTCAAGCATATCAGGCTCTTCCTCTGGAGGAAGTGGTATTGTTGCAAGCGGTTGCAAATTCATTTCAGGACTTGGTATAGCTGCCCTTTCTAAAAAAGCTGGCGGTGCAACACCTGTATATTTTTGATAAGGGTCTATAGATGTTTGATTTGGTACAGTTTTATAAGCAACATCAAATCCACCTTTACTAAAATTATCATAAAAATCTGGAGCCATTGGTTCTGCTTGTACAGTTCTATTCAAATCAGTACCATCTTCCATAATAGTCATTGCTGCAGGGTTCATAGTTGCTGGATTAAAATATAAAACTTCAGGATTTATACCCGGCATATAATCTGTATTTATTGCGTAAGGTCTTTTTTGTCTAGAAATAACTTGTGGTTTTGTATCGCCACCTTCAACAAATTGTGTAAGACCGCCTGAAGCTGAATACAATATAGGCTCAGGTCTCATCATAGCTTCGTACTCTCTTTGTAATAAGTCTTGTCTGTTGCCCTCCGCTAAATCTTCTTCATATTGTTCTTGTGCTTGTATCATGCCTAGACCACTTCCACCTATGCCAATAGGTATATAGGCTGATGGTTGAGAAGCACCAAAAGCTAAATTGTCAAATACAGAAGTAAACTTGTCAAAACCTTCTGCTCCAGAAGGCGGGGTAAAAGCATCCTTTGCAGATGTCAAAAGATTTTTAGAACCTTCCGACAAAGCTTTTTCTGTTGCAGTTTGTCCTATTTCTTGTGATGTTTTAAAGATACCTTGTTTTGTAGCTTCTGATAAAGCTTCCTCTCCAGCAGCTTTAGCTACTTCTTCTCCAGCGCTCTTAGCTACTTCTTCTGTTGCTGCTTTAGCGACTTCCTCTGTGCCTGCTTTTACAGCTTCTTCTGCTGCTGCCTTTGTGGCTTCTTCTGTAAGTTTTGAGGAAGCTTGTGCAGCAGCTTCTGCACCTTTAGCAGCAGCACCTGCACCTTGAAAAATAGAACCAAATCCATATGAAGTCAAACCAGCTAATACACCTTTTTTAAGGTCTCCTTCTAATAAACCTGTTGCTAAACCTGAACCAAGACTAGCGCCTAATGGTCCACCAAATACACCACCTACAATACTTGCAGCTATAGGGATTGCATCACGCAAGCCAAAAGCTTCTGGCAATCCTGTTTCAGGATTAATAGTCATTTGACCCATTTGTGCTAACCCAGTCAATTCAGTTGGGTTCATATGCACAAGAGTAGAGTCTCCATATCTTCCTCTAGAAGCTATGTTTTTAACTTGGCTTTGAATATTATTCATATTATTCCTCAGATGTTTCACAGCCAAATGCGTTCACGCTAAGATTAGCAGTAGAAGCATATGCCCTTATTTTATCAGTTTCATTAAGAGTAATGCCAATCACTAATGTGTCAGTTGTATTACCGCTTAATGCTTTGTCGAAAATTAAATAGTCTTTATTTGCAGTTGCTGAACCTTCTGTAGATACAGATAATCTGTAAGTTGCTGCACCCGAATCTCTATTAGCAATTACTATCGAACTAACAGTAGTTTGTGTTGCTGCAGGTACTGTATATAAATCTGTTTCTGTAGTAGCTGCTGGTGCTATTTGCCCTAATACTTTTAAACTATCAGACATTTCCTTTAGTACCCATTAATAAAAATTGATGGCGCTTAACTGCCTTAGATAATGAAGCTGTTCTCAAAGTATCTACATTAGCTAAGTCATTAAATATATCTTGTATTATTTGTTCTATAGTTCTTCTAGTGACAAACTCATTTTCTAATTGATACTCTGTTTCTGGCAATGGAAGAGGTGGTGATGATTTAGCTGCCATTATTTCCTCCCATCAGAACGAATATCAAATCTAGAGTCGCCTAGTCTCCAACGAAAATCTCCAGCACTATTTTCAATACGAAGAGAAACTTGTCTTGTTCTACCTCTTGTATTTGTAAACTGTGTGCTAGGTGTAAGAGAAATGGTAGATAAAGTTGAGCGACTTTCTGCTGGATACCTTCTACCCTTTAAAGTTAAATTAACAGTATCATTAGAATTGCTAGATTCTAAAAACTCTATGTCTGGAATTACTTTGCTAATAAACATAAATGATTCTCCATCTGGGTCTAAATCAATATCTGCGGATTCTATATAAGCACTAAAATCAGAACCATCTGCAGTATTACCAGTTTCATGATTATAAATATAATTATTTTGCGTGTTATCTAATTTGCCTGTAGCTAATGGAAAGTCTAGCAAAGGTGCTGGATTCCATGCAGTTCTTGTATATCCATCTGAGGTAGTTCCAACAGTCCAAACTTTTTCCGCATAGTTATAAGTCACATACTTATCTATTTCTGAACTACTTGCAGAAGGATAAAACCAAATGACTTCATTGTGAACTTGATTGTGTCCTGCAAAAATTTTAAATCTTTGTGATTTATTTATGTCGCTAAAAACATGGTCTAGCACAGTACAAGGTATTCTTTCTATATTACCTGTAGCTCTGTAAAAAGCACCATCATCCATAAAGTAAACTTGACCACCTACTGCAACTCCTGCTTTAGGTGCAATCATTCCTATTCCTCTAGCTATTTCATTAAAAGAAAAATAAAAAGGACTGCCAACAAATCTCATAGAAAAAATACTTGTATCAGTAAAAACTAATGTTTCTTGTCTTGTTTGTATAGCACCAATAATTTGACTACCTGATGATAGCTTTACTCCACCTGCTGAGTTTGTAGCTGATGGTGTCCAATCAATCATATTCTCTGAGTCAGACCATCTAACAAACAAAGGGTCTACTGTACTGCTTCCAATAGGATTACAACCCAAAGCTATTAAATGTCTATCTACATCAGAAGTCATAACTTGAAAAGCAGATATAGGACAATTACTTGCACCAGCTAAAGAACTTGCTAAGACTCCTCTAGTACCCAAACCATTTGCTTTTTGCCAGATGAATAAAGGACCGCCTCTAGGTACAGCTACTAAATCTTCTCCAAAATTATCTATACTCCATAATCTTAATTGACTAAAAACAGCAACAGGACTTGTACTACCCCAAGTGCTTTGACCCCATTGACCTGCACCCCAACCAGTTCCTGCAACAAATACATCTAGACCTGAACCATATAAATATGTTCCGACTGTATTTGAACCACCACCACTACCAGTATGGTCTGAAGCTTGAGCTAAAGTGACTGTATAAGTATTAGTTGTTGTGGTTTGTATTTGATATTCTTGGTTTAAAACATCAGCAGTAATATTACCACCTACAGCTACAGCACCAGAAAAGATTACAAAATCTCCGGGATTTGCATTATGTGCTGTGTCATTTACTGTCAAAGATGTAGAACCGCTTGCTGCTGTAAAAGTCACATCACCTGCAGCAGTTGTATTATCAACAGGTGTAATGTCATAAAAAGTATTACCTTCTTGGATGTACCATTTTAAATGTGTACCTAAAGAATTGTATGAAGCAAGAGTAGATGTTTTGTATGTATGCAACGCTCTACAAGTTCCTAAAAAACTATTAGTTGAATTTTTTAACCAGCCTCCTATTTTTTCAGGTTTACCAAATCTAAATCTAATTTTGTCAGAGTCTGTCCAACCACCTTCATTTGCATATGAAGTTAGCTCTTTATTTATTCCGGGTCTAAATTGATATTTAACTAATGCCATCTATACTTCGTGCCAAGGCTCTCCTTGAAAAAGTAAAGCTTCTGCTTCTCTTCTTCTAACTAATCCTTGTAATACTTCTCCTCCTGCTTTATTCCATCTTTTCATTTGATATGGAACTTCTTCATACATACCTTTATTTAAAACTTTTAACATAGTAGAACTTGCTAGATTGGTTGGTCCTAAGTTATATGTCCAACAAACCAAAGCATCAAACTGACATTGTTCTAGTTCTACATCTACTAAATCTTCAACATAACTTTCAAACTCTTCAAGTTCTATTTCTAAAAATGCTTCTGCTTCTTCCTTAGATATTTCCATACCTTCAAATACTTCTTTAGTATGACCCCAACCTATAGTCCAAATACCAACACTATCTTGATAAGCTTTAAGCTCTAAGCCTTCAAACTTTTTAATGAGGGCAATACCCTCTTTAGATATTTTCATTTTCTTATTCCTCATTGGTAGTGACTTTTCTATAGTAGACCACCACTTCTTTAAGCTCATTTATATACCTCTTCAGTTCTTGCATATTGTAAGCCATCAACTCATAGTCTGGAATTGACATAGCTACAAACACTATACGACCTTCTTCTTTTTCTACTCTTTCTAAAAACTCATCAACATTGAGGTCAGATACTACAAACCAATATGGTTCACTTAAGTTTATCTCTCTAGGCATAACTGGTTGAGCTATGGTTCTTTCGAGAGGTTTGCTTATTACATCTACTTGTTTAGGAATCAGGCTGCAACTGTAAGCCATCATCGAGACCATCAATAATACGACTATCTGCTTCAATGCCATCAAATACTTCTTTAGTTCCATTGTTCACCCTCTTTTCTATTAACCCCGGTTTAGCTGCTGCTAGCTTACTAAGATTGTGTCTTTTAAAAATATCTAAATACCTATTCATCTCTAATTGAATTTCTTGATTTCTTGATTGTAGTTCTACTAATCCTCGTGTTTGCATTTCAAAATCTTGTTTCATATTTTCTATAGCTTCTTTTTGTTCTTGGTCTCTCAATTCATACGCTCTATTCAAAGACTGTAATGAAGAGTTTTGCCAATACAAAAATCCACATATAGAAATCAAAACTGCTATTACACCTAATAAAATTTTACTCATTGACTTTGTCTAATTACTATTACTGATGACCCTCCACCATTTACTTTTACTTGATTCATAACTCCATCTTGCTCTAAAACAACTAAATAACTTTCTCCGCTATCTATTTGTATAGATGTAGATTGTGCAACTTCTCTTGTAAGTTTTATTTCTTGACCTGAAACTACTGTAGTTATCTGTGTTTTTTGGTCTTGTCCTATACTTGTGCCTTCTATATTTACAGCAGATATAGTTTGAGTTAGTTCTTCTTCATTATCTAAAACATCAAGCTCTGTAATTATATCAAGCAAATCTTCTAAAAAATTTACATTCAAGGCATCATAATCTAATTCTGTAAATTCTAATTCGTCTTTATCTAAAGAGTCATCAGCTAAGTAATCAATATCTAACTCACCAAAATCTAATAAATTATTATCTTGCTTGCTTTCTGATTGCTCTTCTTCTTGTTCTTTATCCTCTTCTGGCGGTGCAATCAATAACATATTGTTTATAAAATCTAAAGACAAATCCAATATGACTGGTTTGCTTGGCATAGCTTCATAAACTCTAGTAGTCGTAGCTTGATATGGTTTGTTTAGTATGACTGTTCCAATAGCAGTTGTGACTGATATTTCTCCAGAAGGATTGCCATTTTCATCTGGTAATAATATAAACAAACTCTTACCAGTATCAGGTTCTACTGTAATAGTAAAATCTGTGCCTCGTATACCAACTACTGCAGAATTAGTTTTTAACTTAATGTTTTTTTTTGATATTGCATTAGTCAAGCTTGAAGTAAATCTAGCTGTGCCTTTTACAAAATTCAAAGCTAACTTTGAGTTATCTGGATTTGGGTCAAAAACAAACTCGTCTATAACAACCATAGAGTGTTCTGTAATTCTTATAGTCGTATCGTCTACAAACCTTATGCCCATCCGACCAGCTTCAGTTTGTGCTTTGTCGTAAGACTGAATTCCAAAGTCAGCCACTACATCATAGTTTTTGTCTCTTTCTATTCGAGCATAGCCTGATACTTGTTCTACAGTTCCTATATCAACAACTTGTGCTAACGCCTTGGTCGTTCTGATTGACACAGAAAGTACCATTAGAACCAGTAGAAGTAATCTTAAGCCAGTCATTATCAAGTGTACTTTGTTGTGTGACATTTATAGTTCTTGAGCCTCCAGTATGTGTCAAATGAAAATATGCACCTTGGTAGCCATCTCCATCAAAAGTGACTGTATTATCAGAACCACTTATGTTCATATAGTTAGTAGCTAAGTCTTGGTCTATAGAAGAAGTTATGCTGTTGTTTGAACCATTTATAGTCCAATCTAAATCTAATGTTGATGCCATTGCATTTGTAGCTTGATTTAAAATAAACGCATTTGAAGAGCCTGATACATTAACATTTAGATTTGAACTGTCTGCGCCATAGGTATTATCTGGGTCTGTTTGCATAGCAAAAGTATTAGAGTCTCCTGTGAATTCAAAGAACCCTGTATAACTGTCTGCATATATATCGCCTCTAAATAAATTAGAATTTCCTAGCTGGTTAATATCCAAAGTCATTGTTGCACCATCTAAATCTAAAGCTGTCATAGAACCAGCAGTTGCAGTTGAACCGCCAATTAAGTTTCCAGAACCTAATTGCTCTATATCTAAATTAGCTGTAGCTCCAGTTTGGTCAATAGATATTTCATTGTCTGCAACAAAAATATTTATTGATAACAAAAATATAACTGGTAATAGTTTTATCATTCCTTATAACTCCAAAAATTTTTTTGAATTCCTTTTTCTATAGTAGCTAATATTGCTTCTTCTATAGCAGACTGCAATGCTATGGTGACACTTTCATTTTCTACATCACCATTTTCTATTTCTATTAGCTCTGTTCTATTTTCTATAAATCTAAATCCATCTTGATTTGTGCCGACACTTAGAATACTTTTTGTTATAGAAACTTCTATCAATACTCTGCCAGTCAATACAGATACAGTTCTCAATGATAGAGTCACAGTATCTTGTTTATATTCTTTTGAAGCGCCAATACCTAATAACCTTGCACCTCTACCACCGCTTCTTGTATTAGTTTCATAGCCTATTATTGCGCCTTCCATTATCAAACCTGCAAACATCAAAGGCTTAAGCTTTTGTGGGTCGTCAAAAGATTCTCTTGTGCTTCTTATAAGCTGTCTTTCTTTTGTAAGATTATCTAAACCCACTCTCTCTACAACTTCAAAGAACTCACCACCCGCAACCTCTTTTAATGTTTTTATAAGTAAAACATAAGGTGCTTGTGTGACTGCTGTACTAAATGTTGCAAAGCTATTATTACTTCTTCTTTGTCCAGTTTGGTCTGTAAATGAAGTTGGATATACAGCAACTATAGGTTTTTTTACAGCAGGTAATGTTTCGGTTATAGCTTTGTTTATTACTCCAACTCTTTCAGGATACTTAGAAATCTCTTGATTAGGCAAAGCATCGTCATAAAAAACAGTACAACTAGAAAGTAAAACTATTGAGAGGAAAAGTAATAACTGTCTGTTTATTATCTTCATTCGTGACTGTCAATGTAATGTTTGTAGTATCTACTTTATAATCAATAGTATTCCCCTCTAACTCTATTGTTCCATTATCTTGTGGAGTCTCTCCAAATAATTTTTCTACAAGTTGTTGCGAAAGTTTGGCATAAACTCTAGTTTCAAAGTTTCTTATAAATCTAGCTGTAGTAGTATTTTGTTCGTCTCTTTCTGCTTGCTCTACTAAAGCTTCTATTTCTTCTTGTATAGTTTTGTATCTAGTATGTTCTTGATTTTCTATTGTTAAATAATGTTGAGATGTATTCACCCCTGAAAAACTAGGAGACTTAAACTTAAAAGTCATTTCACTAGCTAATGCAAGATTTACACAAAAAGCTATAGCAATAAACAATCCAACATACATACAAATAATTAAAGCTAAATCTTTTTGCTCTGCTCTTTTTCTGGCAGCTACTTCCGCATTAGATGGTCTGCCTCTTTTTCTTTTAATCTTTTCTTTGGTCATCTCTATCTGCCTTTGCTATTTTATCTTTCTGTACTAATTGTGGCACGCCTAACATAGTCTTTAGTAAAGTATCTTGTCTTATTATCTCGTTGTCTACACTTCTTACTCGGTCTATAAGTGATACAAGAATACCTTGTTGTGCATCTAACTTCTGTTGCAATCTGCCTTCCATAGCTTTTAGTTGTTCATTTACTTTATCATCGACTACATCTATTTTAGACTCCATGCCATCTATAATTCTATTTATTAGTTTCCAAACAAATATACCAAGTCCTAATGCTGCAGCAACAGGAAATCCTAACTCGGTTATTATTCTTACAATATCATCC